TCGGATATACTGCCACGCGAGCGTCGTCTGCGGCTGCGTGTTGGCGGCCAAGTGCTCGGCCTGCGTCCTGTCAGTCTGACACTTCAGGTCCTTCAAACTGTGTTGATGCCAGACCAAGCAGCCTTCAAGATTCGGGTCGGAAATCTGTCCGCTGACACCCGCGCGCAAACCAATCTGCGCGAGCGGCGCGGCGATATTCACGCGCGCTTGATATTGCATGGAGAACGATTCGGCCATGACGCCGCCGTCAGGCACGAACGTCGGGGCAAAGCGCAGGATCGAATCGTAGCCGTCCAGGATGTAGCTGCCCGCGGCGCTCGTGTAGCCGTAAGTTCCGCTCGTTCCCACCGCCGTCGGATTAGCGCACGTCTCACGGTAGAACGCGCCGCCAATCTGCTTCAGGCAGAAATCATTCGACGCCGCGCCAACGAAAAGCGTCTCGCCTTTGCAACCTCGGCAGCCGGCGTCAACTGCCTCGCTGCCGAGCAGGGCGCAGAGCGAGTCTTCATCCGCGTTTTCCTGCGTGTAATCCTCGACGTTGCCGTCGCCGTAGCTCAAGGGCGTGCCGGTGTAAATGCTCATCGGCTCGAACGCTGCCGTTCCTTCCAGCAACAACGGATTGGGCAAGCCCTCGTTCATGTAGCCATACGCAGGATCAATCGCCACCAGTCCAGCCAGCGTGCAAATGCGGTTCTCGATGATGAAATCGCGGATGCTCTGAATGTCCTGCGAGTTGTATTGGCCAAACGCCGTGAATCCAAAATCAACCGTGTCGCAGACCTTGTAAGCCGTGTTGATCCGCAGTGTGATATTCGGCAGCGCGTTCGCCTGGCCTGTCTCAGCCACGGAGATCAACACGGTGTCGCCACGGATCCCCGAAACGTGGACCTCGCAAAGCCGGCGGTCAATGTCGTCGAACAGGAATGAAGTCGCCCGGTGCAACCATTCGGCGCGTTCGGGCCGCGCGTAATACTGGTTGTAGAGATACAGCCCGTCGTTGCCGCCGAACAAATGCGCGTCCGTGAGGTTCACGAGCACGTTGGGCAGGGCCAGGAGCGCCTTACCTTCGTTGTCCTCGCCGTTGTAGCTGTGGCGGAACGCGACGACCTGCTCGCCGCCCACGACGGTCATCTCCCAAATGCCGTGCGTGGTGTAGATGATGAACCCGTTGCCCGCCGGTGCGCCCGCCAGGATTTCCTCATGGCTCATCAAGTCCTTCTGCCAGGTGATTGACTCGGCCTTTGCCGGGTCGAATGAAGTCGGGTTGTTGAAGTCGCTGCCCATGATGCGGTAGGCGAACCGCTGGCCATCCATCTCGACGTTGGCGAAGATCAGCATATTGCGCCAGGACCAAAGGCACTTGGCCCGCGTCAGACCGATGGTTTCAAAGTCGTCGAACTCGTACAGCGTTTCCCCGTTCTCGCCGACCTGTCCGAGAATGTGGTAACGCGGAGAATCGTAGTCGTTGGTGAACCCGACGTAATCGCCGACGCGCGCGGCCTTGAATCGTGGCGCCGCCGCGCTCGCAGTTGCCGGGCCACCGAAGCCGCTGCCCAGCACCTTCCAATTCCCGCCGTGCTCGCTCAATCGCAACAGCCGGTTCTGTTGCCCGATGATGAGTGAGCGCGAGCCGCTGGAAGATTGCGCCTGATGGATCAGCGTCACCGGCTGGGGCAACGTCCCGGCAAAACCCAAAAGCTGATCGTGGAAATCGGCGTTGTTGTAATCCGGCTTGCTCAGGAATTTGGGCCACCCCGTGCCGCGCCGCAGCTTGCCTTCGGCGACGGTTTCATAATTCTGCCGGAATCGCACGCCGCCTGCCGGGATCAAGTCGGGCGGGGAGCGCAAATCCAAAACGCCGCTCAGTGGCGCGAGAACGATTTCTTTATCCGCCATATCAAGTGCGAACGTAAATAAAACAGGACAACCACGGCGGCATAATCGGATGCGGTGTAACCACGGCTGGGTCGCCAGTTCCGCCCGCGCTTACCGCAATAATTGCGGATGCGTCAACCCGGCTGTAAGGCTCGTCGCCTTCGTTGCCACCTCCAACATTCTGCGTCCCGATTGCCCAGCCTTGAGTAACAAACTGCGCGCCGTCGGGCGGAGCATTACCATGCACATGCGGCGGCATCTCGGCCTCTGTCAATGCGTGCGTCGCCTCGCCTCCAGTCGAGCCGAGCGTCTTGGTCGCGCTCTGGCCAATCGGGAAGCGGTCGCGGAAGTCCGGCAGGTTGAACGTCGTTGACATGTCACCCGCGCCGTAAATCTCGCCGATGACGGCGAACAATCCGGCGTAGGTCGTTCGTGATACCGCCGAGCCATCGCAGATCAGCCTGCTCCCATCAATCGGCAGTTCACCAGCCGAGAACTCGTATGAGCCGGGCGGCATCACGCCGCGCTTCGCTTCCAGGCTGATGTCTCCATCGGAGTCGAGAAACCAGTTCAAGAATTTGTAAACGAGCACTGGAAATCGCAACAAAATATTCGTAAATGCGCTGCATTTACTGGACGCTGGGTCCGGCAAGACTGCCTTTATGTCGTCGGGCGTTACAGGTGAGTTCATGCGTTTGCTTGTAGCATCCTGCCGCCCGTCTGGGCGACTGGCGTTGTGATGGCTTCCAGCACGGACCAATGGTAGGCATCAATTCGGCGGCGAATCGTGGCGGAATCAATTTGCTTTTCCTCAGCCCATTGGGCCAGCGTTTTAGTCTCGCCACCGAGCGTCAGCAGGCGATTGCTTCTTCTGTTTCGAGCCTGTTCCGAAGGGGTTGACCATTTGCAATTGTCCGGGCTGTAGCCAAGGTTATTCTTGATTCTGTCTATTGACATTCCTTTTGGACAAGAACCCATATCCTCAATGAAATTCTTGAAGTCATTCCACCGCTCACAGACCTTGATGCCCCTTCCGCCGTAATCTGGATAATCTTTGCCGCTCTCATCATTGCAGCGCCGCTTCATCTGCGACCATGATTTGTACTCTTTTGTATTCGTCAATCCGTGTGTGGTAAATCTCGCAATGCTTAGTTCCTTCCTTAAGCATCCGCAGGAAACTGATTTGCCCCCTTTAAGATGTCCTCCGAAAACAATCTTTTGCTTTCCGCAAATGCACTTGCAAAGCCACAATAACTGGCCTTTTGAGCGCGTATAGAATTCCAATACGGTCCATCTTCCAAACGTCATCCCGGTTAAATCGTTTCCGATGAACTCCATTGCTGTAAGTTTTTTGGCAGGCATAATCGAATCAGGCTAACGGCACTGCTGGATACGCCGGTGGTGTTCCCGCGCCATACAGCACGGCGGCTTGCGCGTCCGAGAGCACGCCTCGGTAAATGGCCATCTCGTCGAGCGTGAATTTCTCGTGATATTTTGTCATCGAAAGCTGCGACTCGGCCAATCCTTCTACGAAATCCAAAGGTTCTCCAGTTGCAACTACGACGGTGCCCATGTTCATCTGCGCGCGGATGTGGCGGTCAGCCGGGTCGAGCCACACGCGGAAGAAATGCCAGTTGCCAGCAACAAGGCCGCTGACGGTGGCTATCGTCGTGGTCCGAGTGCCGTCGGACATATAGAACTGAATCGCGGTCGTGCCGCTCAGGTTTGCTTGCACGGCCCAATGCTGGCCTCCGACCGCTACTGGGAAAAGGCTGAAGGGTTGATTGCCCGAAATCGGATTCGCCAACGTCTCCGGCTTGTACCAAAACGTGAAGGTGAACCCGTCGTCCGGGTCGAGCTTGAGATTGGTGGAGTTCGCTGCCGTAACCAGCTTCGCCCGCGTGTTGGTGTCGCCTGAGAACTTTGCCGCGTTGCCGTTGATACCGGAAACCGTTTCGATGATGGCCCGCAGGTTGAACGTGTAATCCACCGAGCCGTCCGTGTTCACGCGCCCGATGCGCGTCGGATGCGGTCCACCGAATCCGCTGAAATCTCCACCAGCGACAATCTTGCCGTCCGGTTGAACGAGCAAAATCTGGACGGTGCTGGAATTTCCGGCCTGCCCAACCCCAAGCGTGGGATTGGTGAAAGTCGTGTCCACGGTGCCAGTGCTCAGAAGCCGGGCCAATCTCTTTGTCTGATCGGTGGCCGAGGTGGCGCCGACCAGAATCTTTCCATCTGCGTCCACGGCCACCGCTTTGACTGAAGCTGTAAAGATTGCGCCCGCGTCGAACCCGGTGTCCAAAGTGCCGTTCGTGTTGAGTCGCGCCACGCGAGTCCGTGTCACGGCATTGATCGTCGTGAAGTCGCCGCCGATTACAACCTTGCCGTCCGATTGTAACGCCACGCGGTTCACCGTGCCATTGGCGCCAGTGCCGGGATTGAATCCAGTGTCCAGCGTGCCGTCGGTGTTCACGCGCGCAATCCGGTTGCGAGTCGAACCGCCATAGGAAGTGAACGCGCCGGCAATGATGATCTTGCCATCTGCTTGCAGCGCCATCGCCTGAATCGTCCCGTTCGCTCCGGTCGTGGCGTCGAACGCCAGGTCAACGATGCCGACACCATCCACATTGACCGTGGCGTCGGCATTGGCGGCGGTCAGCGTCAACACGTCGCCAGCCGTATAGCCCGTGCCTGGATTATTGACGGCAACGTCGGAGATTCCATCAGCGCCGTCCCACGTCACGTCAAACGTCGCGCCAGTCCCAGTGCCGCCGGTGCTGGCGACTCCAACCAGATCAACCGTGTAACCCGTGCCAGCGCCCGCGACGCTGGCTGCTCGCACGCCAAGGTTGTTGTCAATCCGGGCGATCCTGTTCCGGGCAATGTCGCAAACCGACGTGAACGCACCGGCAATCAGGATTTTATCATCGGCGTCAATGAGCACGGCTTGAACCGTGTTATTCGCGCCGGGAGCGCCGAAGGCGGTTTCTGTGTCCAAAGTGGCGTCGAGAGTACCGTCGCTGTTCAATCTGGCAATGCCCGTCCGCGCTGTGCCGTTGTAGGAGGAAAAGCTGCCACCGATGACAATTTGCCCGGTTGAATCAATGCCGATGCCGAAGATCGAGCCAGCGTTCGCGCCCGTGCCCGGAGTGAACGCGGTATCCAGTCCGATGCTGCCCGTGTCGTTGATTCGAGCAATGCGGTTGATCGTCGCTCCGTTGACAGCGGTGAACCCACCGCCGATCAGGATTTTGCCATCCGCCTGTTGCGCCAACGCCTGCACGGTGTTGTTGGCTTCGGACATGACTTGGGCAATCAGATCGTTGCCGTTCTTTGAGTCCACCCACGGCCCGGGGAAAGTTTCCTCGAAAGAATAGTAGGCAAGCAGCGCGGCGGTTTGCGGAGTGGGAATCACACGCGCTGGCGGTACCGGGCCAACATCGGCCAACTCCACCACTGTCACAATTTCCTTCAAGCCCGGCGAGCCGTGCTGGACCGCCCACGCTTTCGTCGGCGTGAAAACCACGTCGAAAGGCGAATCGAAACCGCTGACGATTTGAAAGGTGTCGTCGAGCGGATTGATAATCGCCACCGTGTTGTCTTTCCACAACGGCACATAAACATGGAAGTTGTAGGGATTGACGGCAATGTTCAGCGGGTTGGCGTTGGGCCGTGCGAGGTCAATCAGCGTGGCGGCATCGCCAGTGCCCCGCGCGCGTTGTTTGATGACCTCATCGTTGTTGTTGCTCCAGTAGAGGTATCCATTGCGCGGGTTGTAATCCATCGCATAGATGTTTTTCCCGGTAATTCCAGAAGGGCCGATCAGGCTGACCATCGGGACTCCGGGCAGTTGCCGGTTTGGATTTGGATTCGTGTTTTCGTCACCAGTCCAAACAGCTTCGCCGTCGTTGCACATGGCGCCGTGGAAAATACCGTGCAAAGCGAGCGCGCTCCTGGCGGCGTTGTTTGGCGGATCAGCCAGGTCGAGTTGCATCCCGACGACTCTATTACCCTGTGTCCGATACAGGACATAAAGGCGACCGGCAAAAACCATCAGTTGCCGAATGCCGTCGCCGAGGTAGCCAGCAATTAACTGAAGGTTGTCAGGTTGATTCAGGTATTGATCCCATGAATCTTCCACGGCGAGAGTTTCCGGGTTGATCCGAAACAAACTCACTTTTGGGATCGCGGCGTAGTCCAGCCAATCCGCAGCCCAAAGCTTGTCGCCGTCCGGGTCGTAGGCCAGATACATGTCGCCCCAATCCAGCGGAGTAAAACGCGCAGAGGCAATCTTCTCTCCGGTCGTGGCGTCGAGCTTGAAGATGTATCCCGCGTTGACGGCGAAGATCACGCCGCGGCCCGGCTCATACACCGCGTCGTTCAAAGGCGCGGAGTCTCCGAACGTCACCGCTTGGACTTCTTCACATTCTGCTTCATGGACGGTTGGAAAAGTCATGGTGTGACAAAAGCCAGCGCATCGGCGCTCGTGGCCCACGAATACGCTCGTGGCTCGCGCGAACATTGCGGGATCGCCGGCTGCCGCTTTGTCCGCTCGCGGCATTCCCACATCACATCAGCCAGCGCCTCGTCGAATGTCCCACGGCACAGCACCGGGTCGTGAATGGTTCGCGCCAGTTGCGGGTCGCCATAGTCGCGCTCCATCAAGTATTGAACGTAGAGCTTTACGGCCTTCCGATAATCTTGGGACTCGCTTACGAGGTCTTCGTCGTTCCATTGGGTCTTGATCCCATTCCACTCAACCACCAGCTTCTCATTGCTCTGAATCCACGGCGCCACCCAGATTTTACGATCGTACTTCGCCCACACGCCCGACCGCGCTCGTTGGAACAATGTGCCATTGGCGTCCCGATCCGTTGTCGCTTCGGCGCGGAGGAAGCCCAGCGGCAACGCCGGGAATCCACGGTCGGCGGGCGTCAGCGACACAAGACGGCTTGCCAGGCATTCAGGCGCGGGCCAATCGGTTTCGGTGTAGTAAACGGCAGAGCACCAGTCGCCATCCGCAATCGTATAGACGCGCCCGATGATCCCGTCAGGAAGTTCCACCACCGTCATGCCGCACTTGAAAAAGGTATTACAGAACAGAACGGTGTTCGCGTTGCGCTCGCGCTCGCAGTCCACCCACTTCGCAATCTCAGCGAACGCCTCGTCGAACATCTGGTTGAGCACCGGGCGCACGCCTTCGCGAATGGACAGCACCAGATTTTCCGGTACACCGGACACCCAAACGGCGGTGGAAATCTCAGCGGTGAGTTGGGAGACGTTTTTCGACATACAAAGTCTAACCCCCGCGCTCCACGCCGGGTTCGCTGGCGCCTTTGAGTTGCGCTTGGTCTTTAGCCAAGGGGTATCTATGAAAAAATTCAACGCTGGTAAGCTGGCCTGTGTCAACCTGAAGCAAGGCGTGGATGAAATTTCCCGTCTTCCCGGAACACACAGTGTTGTCCATGTTGTAATTTCCACGGTCGTCAACAACGACGGTGACTTCCTCGCGGCGGAAATACGGCTCTTGGAGGACGGCGGCGTTACGTTTAGCGAGCCTGCCAAGAAGGGTATTATCAAGATTCGCACCATCGGGAAGGGTGACGCGTTTTTTGCCGAGACTCAGCCGGGCGATTTCAGAACGAATTTCCTCGGGATACTTGGCTAACCAGGGCGCTGGAGCGAACGCGGTGGGCGCCTTTGATTTGCCGGGAAGGTTCTGGTTTGCGGAGTTCATTTGTCGCGTCGCTTCAGCTTTTTCGTTAGACATCCGGCGGCAACGCCCTTCTCAAGCCGCGTTTACGTTTCCCGACGTTCGGCTGAAAGTCCGGCTTCTCCGGCGCGGGCGCGGTGTCCTTTGGCGTCGCGGCGGCCATTGCGCTCATCTCTGGCACTGGCGCGGGCGACGGATGTGGGACTGGCGAAGGCGCAGTCACATCCCCGGGCTTGCGCTGGATCGTGTCCTTAGCCACAGCAACCGCTGCTGATTGCTTTTCCAACTCTGACCCAGAAGCCATCAACCGTGCGAGATTCCGCGACCCCGAAAACTCCTCCCGCGCCAGTGGCCGAAGCATCTCTCCGGTTTTTTTTTGAACAAACTCAGCTTCGTACTCGGCCTGCGGTATCTCCGAGATGCCAAAACGATTGGCCCGCATGTGCTTTTCAAACTCGGCGCAAAGGCCCGCGTTGTCAGTGGCGTAATACCCAACCATGCCGTCGTTGGTTGCGAAGGCGACGGCTTGATTGGTGGACGACAACACGACGCGCGTGGATGGAATTAACTTTTTGAAATACCGCACACTCCGATTTACCCCATTTGGCAACCCCTTGCAAGAATTGCTTCGCGCTTGCGCTTCCGGTGTGAAGCCAGCATTATTAAAAGCGAAATCGCCGCCCGAACAAGGGGACGCTCAGGGAACAGGCTTAATTCTGGATGGTCGGTCGAAGATGCGCTGACGATTCCGGCGAATCAATCTTTCAGACCGCGTTTTCTTGGGGTTGCTCTGCCGGATTGACTACCGGCCTACTTGCACGCTGATTCGACCTCGTGCTGTCTGACAGTCTTTCAACTGCCCGGAGCCGACGCTGGCTGCTGGCCCGCGAGCGAGGCGCGGCAACCCGCGACGCGGAACTTTCGCAGAATGGATGCGTCCATCACGAGAGCATAAAAACTACACTGCTTCCTTCGGCCTTCCAAGCCCCCATTTTTTCTCCAGCCTGCGGCGTGGCAGCGTGAAGAATTCGCTGTTCGCGTCTGTGATTCCAAAGTTCACGTTGTAATCAATGTGCGGGCGGATGCCCTGGACCATGTGATCCGCCCGCGAGTTGAGGCACACGCCCGCCTTCAGCTTGTTGCGTTCGAGGAAATAAAAAAGGTCGGCATCGAGTTCCCAAAGCGGAAATTGCTCATCCCACACGTAACCACTCGCCCTCTTGAAACAATTCAAACCGGCGCTTGGATTTCCGGTGTGAATGATTTCGCGCTCCGGCCTTGTGTGATGTTTTACGCAGGGCATCTCCCTCGTATCGAAAGAATAATTCGTCAGCGTGAAAAATTCTGGGTGTTCTGCCCACAACTCCACGATATTCTCGAACCAGTTCGGAAAGTAAATTACGTCGGCTGTGCAGTACGCGATGTGGGCGCCCGTCGTCATGCGCGTGCCGAGGTTGAATATCTTCGCGATGTTGAACGTGCCTTCGACGTAGTGGAAGCGCACGCCGAGCAAACGGCAGTTTTCCTCGATGATGTTCCGCCACGGATCAACCGGCGTGTTGTTGCAAAGGACTAAAATGCGCGCTGCGGTTGACGCTTGGCATGTTCTCAAACCGACGAGCGACACATAAAGACTTGCATCGTTGCAGGCACATAATGGAAGGATTACGTCTGCATTCATAGCTTGCAAAATGTGGTTGGATCACTCCTACATGGTTTCAATGCGTTGTCCATCAAACCAGTCCAGTTGTGGTTCCGCAGGAATAGGCCATTCGCCGCCGTTTAAGATGTGCTGCCTCAACCCACGGAGGTCCGGCGTCACCATTGTTTGTTTGCACTGTCCAAATCTTCGCAATGCAGCGTAGCCCTTATCTGACTTGTCCTTGGGGTGCCTCTCCTTACTTGTCCGCCTCATCGGTGTCCCCAGTTCGGATGGTGTGCGGTCCTGCACCACTTTCATCCTGGCGTCGTACATGATCGGCAATCCGTTATTCTCCAGCATCATTCCAAAGATGCAGTCTTCGAGTGAAAGAGAATCGCAGCCTTCTTCGTACCCGTTGACTTTTAACGCCCACTCCAAGGGAAGCGCATTCGTGCATCCAAACCACCAAGACCCAGGCGCTTTGATTGGAACGAGCAGCGACAGCGACTCGCGGTGATCTCTGCCTCCAGGACTGCGCGGGTCTGTGCCGTCATACTGGCCCGTGTCGGCGATAATGCCGTTCTCAACCTTCATGTTGTGCCGCTTCTCATACGCGCCGCACACAGCGTAGTTGCCAGCCATCGCCTCGCGAATGGCGTCCAGCCAACCCGGCATCAATACGCTTCTGTCGTCAACGAAAGCGATCCATTCGGTTCGGCAGAGGCAGATGCCGGTGTTACGCGCGTTGGCAGCGGCCCAATAATCCTGCTTCGTGATTCGATGTTTCCCTTGCCAAACAGTAGGTTTTGGCGGGACATGCTTGATGTTGTAACCCTCCACGAACATGAACCTCTGCTGCGTGGCCGACCGTTCGGCGAATGTGTCAACGAAGATGACTTCAACATCCTTGCCGCCTTGAGCGAGAAGCGATTCGTAAAACCAATCGAACTGCGGGCGCAACCTCGACGTGATGTAAATGATCGTGAGCGGGTTCATTTTTGCTCTCGCTTAGTCATTTCACTCTTTGGAAAACTTCACTCGAATCCACATGGTACAGACTGATGAACCCCATTTCTTTCAACGCAACGACGGCGCGCTGAACGGGCTTATCTCCGTCATTCTCCCAATTCAGGTCGTCCATTATCACAATCCCTCCAACGCGTACATTGACAGCGTATCGCTTCACGTCACGCACCGCTTGTTCTGAGTGCTGGCCATCCAATGAAAGCACTGAGATGTTCTCCGGCGGCGTCACGTCGTCGGACTTCTGCCGCAGAATCGTCGTCACGTTTTGAAGGCCGAGCAAATGCACGTCCTGCATGAAACGCTCGTAGATTTGTTCCAACGGTTGCTCGCTCCACCATTTTGCGTTCTCGCCTTCGTAACCTTCAACCGCCGCATGGTTACTCCAAGGGTCAACGCCGATGGCTGTGCCGTGGCCGAGGAACTTGTGGGCCAGAGCGAGTCCGAAGAAGCTTCTTCCGCCGAAGACTCCGATTTCACAGGAAACGGTTGGTCGCAGCGCCAGCACCATGGCGGCCATGCGCTGAGATTTCTCTATTGTACACCAGCCCGGCAACGCCGGAATCAATGTCTCGATTTGCTGAAAGAGGCTCGTCATTTGCCGGCGTTCTCATTCGCCTCGATCAGCGCGTTGGCCATCTGCGTTTTCAACAGGTCGCTGGCTTGCAGTTGCTTTGTTACCTCCGCGCGCACGAACGGCTTGATCGCGCCGGGCGAGTAGCGGCAGGCCACGCGGATGCAGACGGCGACGTTACAGCCAAATAGAATCGCGATGCGTTCACGGAACGTCCAGCGGCGAAACCAGTCCACGCTGAGAAGGTGGGTATAGCGTTCCGGCACTTTCCGTTCGAGGATGTGAAACTTGTTGCTCACGTCAATCGGGCATGAGACAGAGGATGTCGTCGGCTGTGTATAATCGGTAAACGCGCTTCTCCACCGGGTCCAAGATTTCCTTAAACCCAATGTCCGTGACGGCTACTTTTGCGCCGACCTTGAGCGCGGCGTAGCGCGTGGCCATGTTTGGCCCGTTACCGACGGCCACGATTACGATGTCGCCCGGCATCTTTTTCTCGTCGAGTTGGACGATGGCAGACGGTTTCGGAATCGCCTTGAGCATTACGCGATCACCGAGCACCTGAATTTCGGACTCGAAGTTTGTCAGTGTCATGTTTTTTCCTTTGCTTTTATTTTCTCGAACTCGGATGTCAGCCATTCAATGTCTTTTCTCCATTTTGGTTTTACCTGCTCCCAACTGGAGTCGTGCTGAACCTGCGTTTCCTGTTGCGCTGGGTAAACCGCGTCGCGCATGGCGCGGAGTTCTGCGTCGGTGATTGTTCTCACGGTTGCAGTTTTCTCAGTTTCCGTCGCAGCGCGTTGTTTTCGTGGCGCAGCAGTTCATGCTTGCCTTGCCAGAGCGTCACCTGTTCGCGGTAGCGGCGCGCAGACTCACGCCGTTGCGTTTCGACTTTCAGCCAGGCTTCGTAATAGTGCAACAGTTCACGCTTGGCTGCCTCGCCGTCCATCAGCGAACAGCGCGGGTGATGATCCCCGTTCAGGGCGTTGCACTCGGGACACTTCTCAACCGCGATGGTTGGCGTTTCCATTTCAGAGCCTCAGTTGTTTTTCATCCAGCACGCTCACACACGCCCTGCAATCATTTATCCCCAGCGATAGCACGATCTTGTCCCCGTCCACAATCGCGCCATAGGGTATCGCCACGTTCGGCTTCCAATGCGGCGCACCGCATAGCCACTCGTGCCCGGCGATGATCGGATGGCTGCTCACCTTGATCGTTTTGAACGGCGGCGTCATTTCCATCTCGCAGGCGCCGATGTAATACCGCCCGCGCAGACTCGAATGAAAGAAGCGAATCCAGCGTCCGTTAAAGAGCATCGGCGCCGTTCCGCCACGAATCTCGCCAAAAGCCCACTTTGGCCCGCCCGAACGATGCTCGCCAACGACCTTCGCTCCATCCAATTCCAAAACGATCTGCTCCGGGTCGCATTGGTAAATGCAAAACAAGCGTCCGTCGTGGCCCCAGAAAACCCAGTTTTTTTCTTTGCCAGACCAATCGTTGTTCCCGCAATGCGGCTGAGTATGATTCTTGATTTGCCACGTTCCAGCTTCGCACGCCAGCTCGCCGTAAGCCATGACGCAGCGCGATTGACGCGGCACGTCTCCAGGGATCGCCACGGTGTAGGACATGAACAGCCGGTCTTTATGAACGAAGAAGCGAGGGTCCTCGTGGGAGTAGTTCGCGATGTCCGCCGGCATTTGAATCTCGCGGTCCTCAATCAACTCGAAATTATCGTTCAACGTCGCCAGCCGCAGCTTCGTGCGCCATGCGCGGTCTGGGTGGTAGCGATACGCGAACAGCAACTTGCCGTCCCAGCGCACAATCGCCGGGTTGTAGCCGTTCTCCATCAGGCCGTTCACGGGCTTGGTCCACGGCTTCGGAAGGCCAGTCAGCGTATCCTCGGCGGCTTGAAGCAGTTCATCCGCGCGCCAATCGTATTCTCCATACCG